CTCCACCAACATCCAAGTCCTAGGAAAAACAAATGACAAACGATTTGCCTGAGCACGTGTACCTGGCCGAGGTCCCACCGACCAAGGCACAGGCCAACAACAAAGGGGAAGTCCTCTGGTACGCCAAGGGTTTTGGCTGGTACAAAGGATGGTTTGACATGGCATACATGAAAGACACAACGCACTGGACGTACCTGCCGGACGACCTGGGTCTTGAACCAGAGCCAACCGACGCCAAGGACCAGGCCTTCGAGGCCTGGGTCAAACAATACCCCGAAGGTTGCTTTGATTCATCAACAGTTGCGATCCTGAAGTTAGGCTACTTCGGTGGCTGGCGACGTGGTCAATCTTGAGCGCCAGCTTGCACTTGAGCACGAGATGTTGCAGATCGGCGCTGATGCGTTCTGCTCCCGCATGAACAGGCGCCGAGAGCAGGGCATGGAATCCCTGTCCACCCACGGCGACGCCTTGGCTGCGCTTGGCGTGGATCGGATCATCACAGAGCTGCGTCGTCACCGCCACGCCATGCGTGATGGGCGTGCGGGCCGGGGCTACGCCCACATGGGGCCGTTGCTCCAGATGGCACCGCACAAGATCGCAGCTGTGGCCATGCGGGTCATCCTCGACCAGCTGACCCAAGCCCCCAAGTTCCAGGCCCTGGCCTACACCCTGGCCGAACGGCTCTGGCTTGAGACCATGCTGGCCCGAGCCTCTGAGCTTGAGCTGAAGCGTCACCAACGGGTGCGTCGTCGCTTCAAGCAGAAGCGAGCCGATGCCATGCGCATGCGCAACTCGGAGATCTGGACGCCACAGGAGAAGCTCAGTGTCGGCACGTTCCTGGTGCACCTCGTTGCCCAGCACACCGGCCTGGTCGAGGTTTACGTGGAGCGCGGGGCCATGAACTCCACCAAGCGGGTGCGTGCGACCCAGGCCGCACTTGATTGGGTGCGCTCAGCCGAGGAGCAGCAGCGCCTGCTGTGCCCCTTTGCTTTGCCGACCGTCATCCCGCCTCGGGACTGGTCCGATCCCATGACCGGTGGCTACTGGACCGAAGGGTTGCCCGGCAACACGTTGTTTAAAGACAACGGGGAAGAGATCGCTGCCCAGTCGTCGGAGTTCGACGCTTACCTGGTGGCCGCCAACATCCAGCAGGGTGTCGGGTGGCGGGTCAACAGGTGGATGTTGGACCAGGTCAGCCACGCCTGGGACCGGTGCTTGGTCATCGGTGGCCTGCTGCCCCGCAACGGGCACCAGATCCCGCCGTATCCCAAGCACCTGCCCGATGACCATGACGACGTCACCGCTTGGCGGATCACAGCCCGACGGTTGCACGATCTCAACGACAGGGAGGCAGGGCGCAGGTTCACCACGGCCAAGCAGCTGTGGGTGGCACGTCGTCTGGTCGACGAGCCGGTGCTGTATTTCCCGGTGCAGTGTGACTTCAGGGGTAGGTACTACTACCGGCCTCCGTACCTGCAGCCCCAGGCCAACGACATCGGTCGGTCGTTGCTGCAATTTGCCAACGGCACGCCCATCAGGACCGAGGCTGAGGCTGACTGGCTGCGGATCCACGGGGCCAACACGTACGGCCACAGCAAACTGACCTGGGCTGACCGTGTGGCCTGGGTGCATGAGCACCAGCTGGAGATCGAGGCGGCTGGCCGGGAACCTTGGTGCAACCAGGAGTTCTGGGCTGGGGCCAAGGACCCATGGCAGTTCTTGGCTTTTTGCCGGGAGTACCAGCAGTTCAGCCAGCACGGCTACGGCTGGGTGTGCCACCACCCTGTCGTCCTGGACTGCACGTGCTCCGGGATCCAGCATTACTCGGCCCTGCTTCGGTCCGAGGAGATGGCAGGCCTGGTCAACCTGACACCAAGCGAAGCCCCTCGGGACATCTACTCCGTGGTGCTTGAGCGGGTGCTGGACCAGGTCCGGGCTGATGCTGCAGCTGGCAAGCCACATGCTGCCAACTGGTTGCAGCTGAGCCCTGACCGCACGCTGGCCAAGCCTGTGGTCATGACGATTCCGTACTCGGCCACAAGACAGGCCGTCGTCAACTTCTGCCAGGCCTGGGCTGTCGACCGTGCTGCCGAAATGCTGGGCCGTGACAGCTGGTGCTTCAGGTCGGGGGCAATGGGTGGCCACCACTACATGGCCACGATCCTGTACCGCCAGACGTCGGACCTGATTGCACCTGCGAAAGCGGCGATGTCGTGGTTCAAGAAGGTGGGCAGGGCAGCGGGCAAGCTCAACCTGCCCCTGACCTGGACCTCACCCTCGGGCGTGCCCGTGATCCAGGAGTACTGGGACTACAGCGGTGTGCGGGTGCGCCTGTACCACCTGTCGCCCGTGCCTCTGGACCTGCTCACCCACCACAAACCGACACGCCTCAACCCCAAGCGCATGGGCAACGGGCTCAGCCCTAACGTGATCCACAGCCTCGACGCCAGCCACATGGCAGCGGTGACCATCGAGGCCCACGCCGCTGGTGTGCGCAACATCGGCGGGATCCATGATTGCTTTGCCACCACGCCAGCAGAGATGGCCGTGCTCCGGACCACCATCCGCAGTACCTTTGCTGGCATGTACGCCCGGGACTGGTTCACGCCCATCGCAGATGAGCTTGTGGCCCAGCTCCCACCAGATGTACAGGCCAAACTCCCGCCGCGGCCAAGCCTTGGTGGGTTCGACCCAAACCTCGTCAACAACGCCGACTACTTCGTCACATGAACTCCTTTCAGTACATCGACAAGCTGCGCCTCACCACGCCAAAGGCCACGCTCAAGTACCCCAAACTCATCGAACCGGAAACCAAGTTCAGCCCCGAGGGCCACTACAAAGTGACCGCTGTGATCCCTGCTGAAGAGGCGGGGCCCATGGCCGACCAGCTCGACGAGTTGTTCGAGGCCCACAAGAACAGCCTCAAGGCCCAGGCCCCTGGCCAAAAGTTCAAGGCAGTCGAGCCGAGCTTCGGCTACGAGGACATCGACGGCAAGCCTTGCTTCACCATCAGCGTGAAGATGAAAGCCAAAGGCATGGACCGCGACGGTCGTGCTTGGACCTCGGTGCCTGCGTTGTTCGACGCATCCGGTGCACCAGTCAAAGACCGCGACGCCCTGCGTGGCATGTGGTCCGGCACCACCGGACGTGTGTCGTTTGAAGCCTGCCCCTTCTACCAACCTGCTCTCGGTGCCGGCATTACGCTGCGCCTCAAAGCCGTGCAGATCATCGACCTGGTGGAATCCGGTGGCTCAGCCAACAGCTTTGGATTTCAAGAGGAAGCCGGCGGCTGGTCGGCCGGCGAGGCGCCGCAAGCCAGCGTCCCGTTCGACGCAACGGGAACGGCAGCAGACGAAGGGTTTGACTTCTAACCGGTACCGATCCAAGTTCGAAGCATCGATCGCTGCAAGCCTCAAACAACGGGGGCTTGCATTCGATTACGAGACCGTGCCTTTGCCGTACACCATCTCTGCGGTGTACACCCCGGACTTCGTGCTGCCCAACGGCGTGATCGTGGAGACCAAGGGGCTGTTCGACTCGGATGACAGGCGCAAGATGGTGGCCGTCAAGGCACAGCATCCAGGCCTGGACATCAGGCTCTGCTTCCAGAAAGCGGACGTCAAGTTGAGCCGGGCCCCTCGGTCCCTCACGTACTGGCAGTGGGCGGAGAGGCACGGGTTTCTCTGGTGCGAAGGAAACATCCCGACGACATGGGCCGATGCCATCCAAGTTCCTAAAGCATGAGGCCTGTCCCGAGTGCAAGTCCAAGAACAACCTGGCCCGCTACGACGACGGTCACGCGACCTGCTTCGGATGCGGGTACCAGGAGCAACCAAAGAAAGACAAGGCCGAGCCCCGCATGGAACCATTGCCGCCACCGGTCACCCCGACCCTGGACTTCATCGAGACCAGGGCCCTGCCGAAGCGCGGCTTGACGGAGGAGACGTGCACCCTGTTCGGCTACGGCCTGTCGAGCCACAACGGGACCCCGGTGCAGGTGGCGCCGTACCGGAACCAAGCGGGCAAGGTGGTGGCCCAGCACATCCGCACTGCTGACAAGCGGTTCAGGTGGCTGGGTGACACGTCGAACATGCAGCTCTGGGGCCAGCACCTCTGGCGCCAGAACTTCGGCAAGGAGACCAATCTCTTCGTCACCGTGACCGAAGGGGAGATCGACGCCATGTCGGTCAGTCAGGTCCAAGGCAACAAGTACCCGGTGGTGTCCCTGCCTAACGGGGCCCAGTCCGCCAAGAAGTACCTGGCTGCCAACGCCACCTGGCTGGGCCAGTTCGCACGCATCGTGCTGTGCTTCGACTCCGACGAGCCAGGCATGAAGGCAGCTGCCGAGTGCGTGGCCGTGCTGCCCTTGGGCAAAGTGGCCGTGTGCCAGTTGCCCCGCAAAGACGCCAACGAGATGCTGGTGGCAGGCGAAGGGGAAGCCCTTCGTGAGTTGCTCTGGAAGGCCACGCCAACCAGGCCCGACGGGATCGTCAATGCGAACGATCTCTGGGACGAGCTGATCAAGCCTGGTGCTCAGTCAGCCTGTCCCTACCCCTGGCCACAGCTGGATGCCATGACCCGTGGCTTCCGGCGTGGCGAGATGGTGACCCTGTGCGCAGGCTCAGGCGTGGGCAAGTCGAGCGTGTGTCGGGAGTGGGCCCACCACTTCCTGAGGGCTGGCTTGCGGGTGGGCTACATCGCCTTGGAGGAATCCACCAAGCGCACCATGCAGGGGATTGTCGGGATCGAGCTGAACAAGCCCATCCACCTAGACCCCAATGCGGCCGACGAGCACCAGATCAGAGATGGCTTTGACCGTGTCTTTGGCACTGGTCGTTGCTACCTGTATGACCACTTTGGATCGATGGATCCAGACCACCTCATCTCCAAGATCAGGTACCTGGCCGATGCCGAGGGCGTCGACGTCGTGGTTCTCGACCACCTCACCATCGTCATCTCAGGACTGACCGACCTGGATGAGAGGCGAGCCATCGACGTCACGTGCACCAAGCTCCGCCAAGTGGTGGAGCAGACCGGCATCGGCTTGGTGCTGGTGTCCCACCTCAAGCGACCGGAAGGCCGCGGCCACGAGGAGGGAGCGCAGACCAGCCTCGGTCACCTGCGTGGCAGCCATGCCATCGCACAGCTCAGTGACATGGTCATTGGCTGCGAGCGCAACCAACAGGCTGACGTCGCTGAGCGCAATGAGCTCCAGCTGCGGGTCCTAAAGAACCGGTTCTCCGGTTCGACCGGGCCCTGCGACAAGTTGCTGTACGACCAGGACACCGGCCGACTTGTCGTGCCCATGTCCCATTACTTCGGAACCTGAACCCACACCAATGCTTTGCCC